GGCGGTTCTTATGAGGTTGTATGTGGTGTTAATAGACACGGGGATGCTATGATACAGAACCTTGATATCCTAGATCTTAATGCTGAGGGTAAAGACTCTGATACCCCTCTGACAGCTACTGAAATCTTCGTAGATAAAGAGAATACAGTTACTAAAAACTTACCTCCAGAATACTCTCTAATGGTATATAGAAGTGTAAAGTATGCCAAAGGAGTTAGATCAAGTGGCATTGAGACTGAAGAACATTATATAAATGGTAAAGGACAACCTGAAGATACCTATGTACCTAGTAAAGTAAGAACTATAGGTGTAGAGAATGTACTTAAACACTTTGCTAATAATGTATGCCCTTCTCTGTATTTAGAGAAGCAAGCTAATGGATCATATAGCATAGGTAATGAAGCTACAGCTAACCTATTCAAGAAGTATATAGCTTTCTTAGGTGCTGATGGTAAGCTACCAGATAGTATCCTACCAGCTTCAGTTAGTACCATTACTAATAATCTTATAGACAATACTAAGCCTTCTGAGCCTGTTATTAAAGAAACTATCCTTAAGAACTCTATGTATAAGCTAGGTATGTTACCTAATGCAGATAAGTATCAAGAGTATAACGATGATGGTATTATCTCTACTCTAGGTACATATCGAAACTTTGTAGTAACTCTAACTAGACAATTAGAAACCTTTGTAGTAGCTACCAACAATATACCGACTCAGTATCACAGAGATAATATGTGGTTTGAAGGAACTATCATAGTTAAGGGTGCTAAATTTATTAAGAGCTGGGGAAGTATGTTTGTTTGGAGAGAGGGAGTACCAACAGATCTAGGAGATATGGAAGTATTTGCCTATGTTCTCAATCCTCTAGATAATAAGATATACATAGGTAGGGTATAGTTATGAACAGCTCTATGTTAAAAGTAACTAGCAAGGAGAAATTACCTTGCTTAGTTATTAGAGATACTATAAGGGGAGAGATATTCCCTCAAGGGGCTATAACTAAAGATATCATTATGTATGAGAACCCTCAAGAAGAGCTGGATATTATCGATCCTCCAGAGATTACTTACAATGGTACTACAAAGCCTAATACTAAGGTAGAGATGCTCTCTGAAACAGGAGAAGTGTTGGCTACAACTACTTCAAATAGTGAGGGCAAATACTCATTTAAACCTAGTAAGCCACTAATACCAAATGTAACTAAGATCAAGTACAGATATACATACTCAGATGGTACTCCTATGAAGACAACTGAACTAGAAATAGGTTACAAGAAGGATTATTCTAACCTACCTATCGTTGCAGGTATGAAGGATGTAGATTTAACTTATACGCTAAAGCAGAAGTATGTTGCAGGGGATAAGATTACTATTACTCTAGGTAACGATCCTACTATTAAGAAAGAGTATATTCTTACTGCTGAAGATATTGCTAAAGGTAAAGCAATAGTTAAGTTTCCTGTATATAAAGGAGTAAATAACTTTATTCAGACTAAGCTAGAGCATTTAGCAGATCATACAGTTGAAAATCTTAATACAGCTGTAAATCTAATGACGAATAGGATTAAGCCTAAGATATATGTCCAATTTAGACAAGGTAATCAACGATTATCTGAGATATGGGGTGGTAGAAGACAATTCACATTAGCTTTGAAGTATAAGGGAGAAGTTCTTTACTTTACGTATAATGTCTCTCACGAAGCTAGAAATATAGTTTCTTATATAACGAATAGAACACCTATTACCTACGTACAGAAATTAGCTGATCCTTCAGTATCTTTAAGAGCTGGCGGTATAGGTTTCTTACCTAGCGATAAGTGCAATGACATAACTACTATGAATAGTACCCCTACTGATACATCATTAGTTATAGGACAAACAACCAATAGTTCTGGTGTATATACACCTGAGTTTATTAGGTTAAATATGGAGAAGACTCTTGGTAATGTGTTATTTAGAGTTAAAGATACTACTGTTATCAATCTACCTAATGGTCAGACTAAACCATTTGTAGGCTTTACTATAGACTTACCAGGATTTTATGGTACTTCAAAGGATGCTGAGAATATTCTTAAAGAGTTAGAGATAGAGTGGGGTACAGGAGTACGTAGAACTCTATATCAAGAGTGGTATCCTTTATATATCAATGAAGCTTGTGATAATATGCTAATGCACAGAGCTAATCCTCTGTATTCTCAATATGTAAGTGTAGAACAATTTGAGAACCTATGTAGTTCTAGAAAGGTAGCTGAGTTTAGAAGTTATACTTACAAGAAACCTTATTACCCTCCATATACTTCAAATGATATGCAAACAAATACTATGCAGCTTTATCCTGTGTTCTATGATCCTATGTCTGAGCATCCAACAACTTCATTTGTGATAGGCTGGGATAAGAACGCTATGTTAGATGCTTTAGTTCTCTCTGATACATACCTAGAAGATAAGAACATAGCTACTATTACTGATAAGAATGGAGTCTTATTCTTACCTTATAAGTTCAATAGTCCTTCTGGGGTACTGAGTGTTAAGAAATGTCCTGTTATAACTAATGGAGATACTACTATGACTAACCTAATGTTCGTAGGGTCTGCTTTAGCTAAGGATAAAGAGTATTCACAATCTGACGGTATGAAACCTTTTGGTATGATGGCTAGTGTATCTACAGATAGGCAACACTCTTATATTATGTATAAGAGTACCTTAGATAAGTATCTAGCAGGCGGTATAGAAGCTTTTGATACCTATAAGGATTTCTACGTAGAAACTGATATGACAATGCATCAACAAGTTAGAGGTGTAATCCCAGCTGATAAGTACAACTCACTGAAAGTGTACTTCAAAGACTATCTAAGCGTATTTGCTTCTAACTTTAGAAATAGAGTTGGAGATACAGAACCGCATACATTCTCATTTAGATTTACTACTACTCGTAGTAGAATATACGAGATCTATAATGGTACTGCACAGATGTACTACAACGATTTTAGACACGACTGGAGAAACTCTATAGATCCTTACCCAACTCCTATGAACTGGATATCTAGTGTATCTTTTAATCAAGGTAATAGTATAAATACCTATCCTCACACACTAGAAGATATGTCTAATAAATATTCTGCTTTGGTTAATCCTATGGATAAGCACAATAGCTTATTGTTCTTGACAAGTATATCTAGGTATCTAACACCTGCTTCTGAATACTACTGGAGAAGGCTGAAATATTCTCCTAGTAATACTGTATTTACCTTAGCATTTAAGGTAGAGAAAAAGAGTAAAGATGGGATAAATCCTCCACTATCGGGTATGGAGTATCTTTTTACTACTGTGGATCACACATTTGATCTGAAAGATGCCCTTTACTACAAGATAAAGTTTAATCATAGTAAAGAAGGTAGAGTTCCTTCGGAGAATAATAGGAATAAGCTATGGGATCGGGTTGATGTATATCTAGCTAAAGACTCTGCTGTAGGCGGTGTTAAAATTACTATGCCTAGAGTTAAAGATGACTATGGCTTTAAACAAGGTGGTCAAGGTATATATTTAGAAATACCTTGCAGGATAGTATTGTCTGTTGCAGATGCTCCTGTAGGTATCTATAATGAAAGTAAGAAGATACCTTACAATTCGTCTCAAGAGTTGGTATTAGAAGATGACTGGATGAGGCAGTATAAGAACTATAGGTATATCTACCCTAAAGAAGCTTATGCTAGTGTAACTACATTACCTGAGAAATATCTTGACTGGGTAGTTACTACAGATACTCCAAGTATATTTATAAATACTCCTACAAATCCAGGTAGAATACCTTATGTTCAAGTAGGTCTTATGTTCGAGTTTCCGTATGATAATCTTAGTAGTCCAGTTAGTTACTATGATCCGTCAGGATTAACTACTAACTATGCAAACTACGATGAACTGTATAGAAAAGCTAAAGAGTATATCTTTAACAATATCTATATAGCTCTTTCACAATTTAAGTTTCAAATCAAGTAAGGAGATAACTATGGAGTTATATAACGTAAATGATAAGGTAGTAGAGAATGTATCTACTATCCAAACAGAGGTTAGCATATCTTATCCAGATAAGCTTAGTAAAGAAGAGTTGAAAGCTAAAGGCTATATCCCTGTAGAACAGGGAGAAATACCTCAAGTAGCTCTAGGAGATTTTGAGACTATCTCTAGACGTGTAGATATAGATGAAGATAACTATAAGGTTAGCTATGCTGTAGTTGATATGTCTGATACAGAGATACTACTCTTAGTTAAGAAGAGGATACAAGATCTACTAGACGAGAAGGCTATAGCTAAAGGCTATGACAATATCCTATCTGCTTGCTCTTATGCAGGATTTGATAACCCTTTTAGAGCTGAAGGAGAGAAGTTTGGTAAATGGAGATCAGAAGTGTGGTCAAAAGGATATGCTATCCTAAAAGACATTACAGAAGGTCGTAGGAAGCTTCCTAAGAGCTTTAAAGAAATTCTTGATGAATTACCTATCCTAGAGGAGATTTGAGCTATGAGCTACCTTATCGTGGCTCTATTAGCCTTTATACTAGGATTGCTATGTTGTCCCTTAGTTATCTTTCTCAGAGCTAGAAAGTGTGATCAATGGGATAAATCTAATATGTTCAATATCTATAGGGTAGTAGCTCACTTAGCTACACACCCTGATGATTTCGGTAAGATGTATTATGATAATGGAGAGAAACCTTTCTGGTACATCGATGATGATGAGTTTAATGATGTAGTTAGAACTAGGAGAAAGTTTTGATTGACAGACCTATCATAAAGCCTCTAGATAAATATCAGTTTAGATTAGTAGAAGACTATAGGTATAAGGATATTCTTATACCTAAAGGCTTTATAACAGATGGTGCTAGTGTACCTAGAATATTCTGGAGCATATACCCACCTAATAAGGCAGAATACCTCAGTGCAGCTATAGTTCACGACTATCTTACAGATCTAGCTATAGAGGGTAAGATTAGCTTCTTAGATGCTGATAAGGTCTTTAAAGATATGCTAGTTGAATTAGAAGTATCTAAATTAGATGTATTCTTATTGTATACTAGCGTTCGACTATATCACATAGTTAAATACCATTCTAAAGGATACTAATGAATCTACTTAGCCTAGTATTATCATCATTCACTGATAGTAAGTTCTTAGGACTACTATTAGTTACTCTAGTTGTTATTAGTACTATTGTTTATATATGTATGAGTAATAGCATAGGACAGCTAGAAGAGATGAACAAAGAAGCTCAACAAGCTATACAAACACTACAGCTTGAGAAAGCTAACAGAGAAATGGAGTTGCAGGTATGTCAAGATACTCTCAAAGATCAGAATAAAGCCATAGAGGCTTCTAAAGTATCTCCTGAGAAGATTGAGACTACTAAAGCTAAAGTTGCAAGGAAGTACAAGAACATTAAGAAAGCTGATACAGAGCTAGAAACATATAAGGCTATTATCCGTGAAGCTGCTAAGCCTATTGATAAGTAGCCTCTTTCTACTAGGTTGTGTAGGAAAACCTACACAAGCTTACCTCACTAAAGTTGAATACCAAAAAGTTTATACACCTGTTAAGTGCATAGATACTATGCCAGAGAAGCCAGAGTATGTAGATACTGCTGAGTCTTTTAAGGAGCTAATGGAGTATTTTTCTACAGTTGAGGATCTTCTGTATAAGTGTAGCAAGGAAGGAGATAAGAATGCAAGCAAATAAGAAGAGATTTACGTTTAAGAAAGTGAGTATATTGAGTTGTATGGCAGTAGCTATACTAGGGATAGCATATTGGTCCTATGGGGCTTTTAATGCGAATATTGCAAACAGGGAAGTAGCAATGACTCTTTGGTCAATTACTCAGGGAATAATCAATGCCATACTTAGTCCTGCGAGGGTATTAACACTATTTAAGGCATAAAGTATGGGGGAAGTACATTATCTGTTCTACGTAGTTTTGATAGGTGTATGTGGTAGTGTAACATCATTTATCAATCATAATAACACAGGGTGTAAAGCATTATTTAAGAGGATCTTGGATGGAGTGTTTAGTGCATATATAGTATATGAGATGTCCTATCACTTCTTCCAAGACGAAAGATTTAGCTATGCTTTCTGTGGTGTAGGAGCTTGGTTTGGTAGCGAGATATTAGTATTCGTTAGGGATATAGTAGTAACTCGCTTTGGTGGAAATAACAGTTCAAAGGGTTACTGATGAAGATGACAATTACTAGGTTTATGAATATAGAGGATGGAACATTAGGAGTATTTAGCTTACAGAAAGGTTCAGAGGTAGTCCTTAAAGGATATACCCTAGAGCCTGCTGGGAGTGATACAACATCTAGGGGATTAGATCGTAGAATACCAGAAGGTATGTATAGAATAGATTGGCATAATTCTCCTAAGTTTGGTAGGTTTTTGCCATTAGTATGGAATAATGATGTACCTAAAGATAGATATATCCTTATACATAGTGGTAACTATCCTAAGCATACAGAAGGATGTATTCTAGTAGGTTGTGATGCTACCTATGAAGGAGTATTCAATAGTAAGCTAATGCTAGATAAGCTATTAGACTTACTAAGACAAGAGTCTGAGAATAGGTTAGAGATCACATCAGACTATAATAGAGATAGGTTAGATGAAGCCTACAATATTAAGAAAGGAAGAATATGCTAGATGAACTAACTAAGAAGCAAGCTCTTAGTGATTTTAAGAAAGACTTTAACTCTGCTGAGAACTCTAAGTCTCAAATTATGGAGAAGATCAGAGAGTGGAGAAATACCTACAATGGAGAGCTATATGGTAATGAAGTAGATGGTAGATCTAAGATGATCTCTAGGGATATCAAGAAGCAATCAGAATGGCAACAAGCTGAGCTACTAGATCCATTTGTATCTACTCCAGATATAGTTAAAGCTAACCCTGTAACCTATGAAGATGCTGAGATAGCTCCTAGAATAGAGATACTTCTAAATACACAATTCTGCCGACAATTTAACAGATATAACTTTATGGCTAAAGCTTTGAAAGTCTTGGATGTAGAAGGAACTTGTGTTATTAGATTAGGTTGGGAGTATGAAGCTAAGGACGTAAAGGTTAGAGTTATAGATAAGAAACCTAATCCTCAATATACTCAAGCTATGTCTATTATGCAGGAGCTAATAGCTAATGGAGACCAAGAGAGAGCCTCACAGCTTCAAGAAGCGTTAAAAGGTGTCCCAGAGACCATAGATATACCTAGAATAGAAACTCAAAGGAAGGCTATTAAAAATCATCCTACGGCACAAGTTTGCAGGAATGAGGATATATTCATAGATCCTACTTGCTTAGATGATATGGATAAATGTCAATTTATAGTATATAGATTTGAGAGTGATCTAAATAGCCTTAAGAAAGCTAATATGTATGATAACCTAGAACTACTAGAGAATAAGAGTAGCAACATAGGAAGCTATGGTAGCTATAGTAAATCAGATAATACCTTTGAGTTTAACGATAAGTCTAGAAAGAAGTTCTTAGTTCACGAATACTGGGGTTTCTACGACATCAATGGAGATGGTATAACTGAACCTATAGTATGTACTTGGGTAGATGATGTCTGCATTAGGTTTGAAGAAAATCCTTTCCCAGATAAGGCTCTACCATTCTTAGTAGTGCCATTTATGCCAGTACCTTTTAGAATGTATGGGGAGAGCAATGCTGAGCTACTAGGAGATATACAGAAGGTTAAGACAGCTATCTACAGAGGCTTCATAGACAATATGGCTCTTAGTAATAATGCTCAGAAAGGTATTAGAAAAGGAGCTTTAGATAGGAGAAACTTAGAGAAGTTTCTAAAGGGAGAAAACTTTGAGTTCAATGGTACTCCTAATGATTTCTATGATGGACACTTCAATGAGCTACCAGGTAGTATCTTTAATATGGTTCAGATGCTATCTAATGAGGCTGAGAGCATTACTGGTGTTAAGAGCTTCAATCAAGGTATGACTTCTAGCTCACTAGGCGGAACAGCTACAGGTGTTCAAGGAGTACTTACCAGTGCTTCTACTAGAAGGTTAAACATAGTTAGAAATATAGCTGAGAACCTAGTTAAACCTTTACTTAGAAAATGGTTAGCATATAGTGCCGAGTTCTTAGATGAAGAAACTCAGATTAGGATTACAAATGAGGAGTTTCTGTGGCTTAAGAGAGACGATCTAGGTGCTAACATAGATATAGACCTAAATATCTCTACAAGCGATGACAATCAAGCTAAGGCTCAGGAATTGGCATTTATACTACAGACAACAGCTCAAAGCTTACCATTTGATCTAACTAAACAGCTATTAGTTAAGATGGCTAGCCTATATAGATTACCTGATCTTGCGAAGGCAATCAGCACTTATGAGCAACCAGAACCTCAACCAGATCCATTACAACAACAACTAATGCAACTACAAGCTGAGAACCTAGCAGCTGAAGCAGCATTGACTAGAAGCAAAGCAGTTGAGAACCAAGCTGATATGGCTCTAAAAGAGGCTAAGACAGAGAGTGAGAAAGCTAAAGCTGCTAACATTGCTAGTAGGACTGATAAGCAAGATCTAGACTATGTTCAACAATATGATCAGACTAAGAATAAGATACAAGCTACAGAGAATGAGAAAGCTAGAAACTTTGAACTTAGTAAAGAGATGTTAAAGCTTCTACAAGGCACTAAGAGAGAATATCTCTAAAACTTATGATATACTTAAGCCGAACTCAATCATATAAGGAGAAATAGATGAACGAAGAGTTATTTGACAAACTAGAGAAAGAAGAGATGCTAACTACTAGCAACTCTTATTACGTTGAGCTATATCAAGCTCTAGATAGGCTCTATAAGAACCCAGACTTTAAGAAGGTTATTCTAGATGGGTTTCTTACAGAGAAAGTCCATAGTGCAGCTATGATGATGTCTAAACCTGGTGTCAATAGATCACTATTATTAGAAGAAATCTTAGGGGCTAATATCCTAAGAGATTACTTCAATACTATAGTGAATATGGCAGGTAGTGATCTATTAGCTGAAGAGGAGAAGTAAGATGGCATATACTGAAGAAGAATTATTCAATATGTCAGATGAAGAGTTTAACTCTAAGTTAGACTCAATCCTCGAAGATAACAATGCAGTTGAAGCTGACGATGTTTCTCCTGAAGAAGAGTCAGCACCTAATAATGAACAAGTGTCAGAGCCAGAAAGCAAGCAACAAACCGAGCAAGATAATTCATCTAATGAGTCAGCTTCAACTGAAGAGCAAACTGGCTCTGATACTCAACCAAACACAGAAATCAATAACGTAGAACAACCTTCAGAGG